TGTAGTAGCACGACGTCTCCCGGAATCGACGGACGCAAGACCGCTCGCTTCTGCCTTTCTCTTCGCTTCCCCGACATGGCAGAGGAAGAGGAGATTTGCGTTGACCTAAAGGGAGCGAAGCTGAAGGACCCTAACCCGGATGGGTCGCCGGCTCTTGGAGACAACACGAAGGATATCATCAAGAAGCTGCAAGAGAAACTTGCGGCGAACACGAAGATCTCTGCCGAGAACAAGAAGAAGGTCAGCTTCGGCTATCGCGAAGTGACGAAGGAGAAGGGCAAGGGCGGGGCGCGCGGGGGCGGTGCTGCGAGCAGCCAGACGGACTACGAGGGCCAGATCGTCCTTGATGGAGTGGACTACTACAACTACGGAACCGACTACGGAAAGATAGGTTTCAGATACGAAGCGCCCGGCGGACTCAAGCCGAAGGTGCCCGACGATCCCAAGGGGAAGAAGCAACCCAAGACGGGTCCGTTCGAGCCGGGAGATCCGTTCGGCCCAGTCAAGACCATCTCGGTGAGTGAGCCGCTCGGCTGTTTTCGCGTCTGCTTCGACGTCGACAACCAAGCCGAGGCTCTCGTGGCGACCCCAATTCTGGTTCCATTCAGGTACGTCTTCGATTCGGAGCAGGGTCAGTTGTCGGAGATGTACCAGCGACTAGTACTTGCGGGGGTGGATTGCACAATTTGGGACGGGTTCATAGTCCCCGTTTGCGACAATCGGAGCGGCGCGAAGGTGCGCTCGGTCGAATTGGTGTTCGCAAGCGATCCGTACGGAGTCATGCCCGCATTCCCGTGGATGATGCACTTCATGCCCGGGCTGACGGCCGAGTATCTTCGGTCGGAAGGGATTCGTTTCGCGGTGAACAGGCCGATTCCGTCCGTCGCGCAGCAGATGCCGCAACAGTACGACTCCGTCATTCGCCCATTCGAGCGGACGTCTCCCCTCTCGCAGGCAGGAGTCGATCGAATCCGTGTAGTGGAGGAGAGATGGCGATTTGGGGACTCCCCCGCCACGTTCGCGGGGCTGTCTAGTGTCCTGAATGAGAGGGCCCCGGCCGCCTTCCTTCAACTGACCTCGCAGGCCCCGAGCATTCCTTCTGTCCCCATGGATCGACAGGCTCAGCCCAGTTCATCAGGCGGCTCCGCGGATTCCGGCAGGCAGCTGCCGATGCTGCCGAGCCGCCCGGGCGGTGCGATCGACCCCGGGCTCCGAAAGCCGTCGGGAGATCAGCCCGTGCGAGTCGAACGATCGGTGCGCGTCCTTCACCTAGTACGAGTCCTGTCCGCCTGCGTCGCGTTTGCATTCTTCGTCAAACTCGGCGACTCTTGGACAGAGGAGGCAGAAGCCTCACCGAACGCAGATGCGATTGCCGGTGTAGTTCTTGGCCCCGATGATGTACCCGTTACGAACGTCGAAGTCGGAGTTGTGCCTGTCTCTCAGGGAGAGCGGTCAGTCGCAGGTGCCTTCCTCGGTGGCGGAAAGAGCGTTCGTGTCGAAGCCGGCGGGAAGTTCCTGCTGAGCGGCGTCGAGGCTGGAGAGTACTTCATCGCGGCGATCGGGCCGGAGTTTGCGTCGTTCCAGCCGCTAAGGGTCCGCTCTCCAGCTCAGGACGTTCAGGTGAGAGGGGAGTGGCGCCACCTAGTTCGTGTTCGGCTCCTGCAGCCGGACGGGGCCAACTACACAGGAAAGATTCGTTCGTGGACTAGGAACACTCGAGACGAGAGTTCCGGTCAGAGTGAATCTGCTCGCGATGGCGTTCTCGAGTTGACGACCGATGGTAGTTCTCGGCAGTCATTCGATCTTCTCTTTGAGGAGTTCGCGCCCGTCTCGATCGACGTGCCCATGAAGCGTGAAAGAGGCCCGATCGATCTCGGAAAGAGGTCGCTCGAGATCGGCGTCTCGCTAACCGGGACAGTCGTCGACGGCGCCGGAAGGCCGGTGACTGGGGCGCAGGTGTGCTATGAGCACGTTCGTTGCGCCGAAACGGACTCGGCCGGGGAGTTCGTCCTTCGCCACCTCCCGGCACGGCGCGGAGAGGTGACGATCGAAGCAGAGGAGTTTCTCGACTTCCGGGGCGACATTGACTCGAGCACTAAGGGACACCAGAGACTCACCTTGCGTAGGGGCTGCTTCGTACGAGGTGTAGTTGTGAACGCCAAAGGCGCCCCCGAATCAGTAGGTCTCGTACTGCGACGAGTGGCTATCGATGACAAGGATCCAATCTCCGTATCCAGTGAAGACGATGGAACGTTCCAGCTGCGAATTCAAGCTGGCAACTACGAGGTCCTTCACGGCGCCGTTGGGCGCGAACGCCGTCTCAAGGAGTTCACCGCGAGAGACGGTGAGACGCTCGACCTGAAGGTCGTGCTGCCCTAATCTTCGTGCAGCGTACTCTGACCTCTGATCTGCCCTCCCGGATGCAAGACGGTTCTGAGTCCAAGAAGTGCCTCGGTTGGTGGTCTTGCCGCGACGTTGCGGCCTGATGAGTTCTGGGCGCGCCGCTCGAGCGGCGTAGTGCAGGCCTCGATCGACGAGTGGAACCAGGGCAACAACTAGTTCGCGACTCCGAGTCCGGGTCGCCAGTCCAGAGGTGCGCGATCGTCGGATATCGGAGGGGCGCCAAGATGAATTCGGTCACGCCCCGCGGCCCGAACGTCTCCAGGACCACTGCCTCTCCGACGCCACGCTGCGGCGGCTGGTCAACGACCGGATCTACCCCGAGTTCGCCCCGGCCTCCGCCGCCGTGCCCTACGTCGTGCGCTCGCGGCTCGCGAACCCTCCGCACGACCACCTCGGGGGCGAGGCCGCGATCGGGAACCCGACCTACCAGTTCGCCGTGATCGCCTTTAGCAACAAGGAGCGCGGCGAGGTCGCGGCGGCGCTCCGCGCCTGCCTCTCGCGCTTCTCGGGCCCGATGGGGACCGAAGACGTCGAGATCTCCTCACCCGACGAGGCCGACGACGTCGAGACGGCCGGCGACGGGAGCGAGCGGCGGCTGTTCGTGCGCCGCCTCGACTTCGAAGTCTGGCACTCCCGCGAGCCCGTGAGGTAGCCCATGAGCAACAAGTTCGTCAGCGTCAGCAACGGCCTCAAGATCGCCTTCGGGAAGTCCGGCTTCGAGGCCGACATCCTCTCCGTCTCGCATTCGGGCGTGGCCCGGGCGCTGATCGAGACGTCCCACATGGGGACCCCGGAGCCGCAGGACGGCGAGATCGGGGGGAAGACCTTCATCGTCGATCCCCTCGAAGACCCGGGCCAGCTCCAGCTCCAGGTCCACTACGACCCGAGCAACCCGCCCAAGCGCACCGACCCCGACGACCCGGAAGAGGTCGAGGTCACCTACCGACGGCCCAAGGGGGCGACGACGCCCGCGAGGCTCGTCGGCAAGGGGTGGCTCCAGGAGTGGGGCGCCGAGATGAACCTCGGGGCCAAGATGACCGCCACGTTGACGGTCAAGTTCACGGGCCTCCTCTCCGTCGTGAAGGCAGCCGTCGCATGAGCCAAGACCTCCGTTCGAAGATCCTCCAGTCCAAGGGGCTCGCCCCCGTCCCCGTGCCCTGCCCCGAGTGGGGCGAGGACGTGGTCGTCTGGATCCACCCGCTGACGGGCGACCAGCGCGACGCGCTCGAAGAGGAGAGCACCGAGCTCGTCGTCGCCGAGGACTTCGCTCCCGGCTCCGGCAAGCGCCGGCTCCACGCGCGCGCGGTCGTGCGGGCCGCGCGGGACGGGGACGGCCAGCCCGTGTTCACGCTGGCCGACGTCGAGGCGCTGGCCACGAAGGACGCGCGCCCGCTCGATCGCTGCTACCGGGTCGTGGACCGCCTCTCTGCCGTGTCCGAGGAGGAGGTCTCGGGCCTCCTCTCAAAATCCGGCGCGACCCCTGGCGCCGTTTCCTCTTCCGGCTCTGCCGGGAGCTAGGGGTCGCGGCACCGAGGATCCTGCTCGAGCAGCTGACGTCTCGGGACCTGTCCGAGTGGGCCGCGTATCTGCGCGCCCGCGAGGACGAGCGCCCCGTAGGGCCCCGGCCGCCGCGGGCCCGTCCCGTCCCGCCGGCTGCGGGCGACGACCCGGAGGTCTCGTGGCAGCGGCTCCTCTCGTTCGCCGACGCCGTGCGGGTCACGAGGCCCGGAGGCTGACATGAGCACGTCCCGCTCGCTCAACATCTCCCTCTTCGGCGACAAGGAGCTGGAAGCGGCGTTTAACGCGCTGGCGCTCAACGTCCAGAAGAAGGTCTTCCGGCCCGCGCTGCGCGCCGGGATGAAGCTCGTCCACCGGGCCATCGTGGCGCGCGTCCCCGTGGACACGGGGGCGCTCAAGGGGGCGATCAAACTCCGGGCCGGGCAGCGCCAGCGGGGCCGGATCACGCTCGCCGTGTTCGTGGACAAGGCGCGGCTGCCCAAGCGCACGAAGAGTGGGGGCAAGGAGTGGTTCTATCCCGCCCACGTCGAGCTGGGCCACGTCGTGGCCGGCAAGCGCGGCGCGGGCGCCAACGAGGTCCGGGCGTTCGTGCCGCCGAAGTCCTACATGCGCGCGGGGTTCGACGCCGCGAAGGACGCCGCCGTCGCGGCGATCGAGGCCGAGGCCGGGCGGCGCATGGAGACGCTCTTCCTCCACCCGAAGCAGGCCGGCGCCCTCTCCGAGGGGGAGGACTGACCCGTGTCCGGGACGCTGCGCAACCTCCGCACGACCGCCACCGCCGAGGTTTCGAACCTCGAGCAGGGGATGCGTCGGGCGGCGGCGGCGACGCGGCAGGAGGGCACGGCGGCCGAGGAGTCGAGCCGCCGCGGGTCGCGCGCGATGGACGACCTCGGTCGCCGGGGCGGGGTGTCGCTCGGCGTGGTCGGCAAGGGCGCCCGCGAGGCGTCGGTCGGCCTGCTTCAGCTCGGGGACGCGGCCGGGGCGACGTCCTCGAAGGTCGGGGGCCTCCTCTCGGGGCTGGTCTCGGGGTTCGCCGGTGGCGGGCTGATCGGCCTCGGGATCGGGGCCGTCACGGGCGCGATCGCGCGGCTCGGGGCCCGGTCCGAGGAGACCCGCAAGGAGCAGGAGCGGCTGCGAGTCGAGCAGGAGAAGGCCGCCGAGCAGGCGCGCGACGCCGCCCAGAAGGCCCGGGAGGCCGCCGAGCAGAAGGCGAAGGACCTGCAGGCGCTGCGCGACGAGATCGACCTGATCAACGCGAAGAACGACGCCGAGCGCCGGGGCGTCGAGAACCGGATCGCGACGCGGAAGGCCACCGAGAAGGGGCCCGAGTTCGCGGGGCTCGAAGCGAAGAAGCAGGAGGCCGAGGCCGCGCGCCGCGC